CGTGGATGACGCCCAACGGGCCGTCCAGGCGGCGCAGTACGACCAGACCCTGCGGCAGCAGGCCGAGGACGCCGAGCGGCTGGCCTCCGCCTGGGCGCGCGGGGCGGGCGCGGCGCGCGAGGCGGCGCTCGCCAACGAGGTGCTGGCCGAGGCCCGCAAGCGCGGGCTCGACCCGGAGCGGGATGCCGGCGAGATCGGCAACATCGGCGCTGGTGTCTGGGCGCGCGACCAGGCGCAGCGGACGCAGCAGTTTGCCCAGATGGCGTCGGAGCAGCGCCGGGCGGTGGACCTCGCCAACGCCGAATTCGGCATGCTGGGCGCCAGCAACGCCGAGCGGGCGAAGATGGTGGCGATGCTCCAGGCCGCCAACGACCTGCGGGACAAGGGCGCCGACCTGACCGACGCCGGGACGCGCGCCTACATCGAGCAGGCCGGCGAACTGGCGCGGGTCAACAGCCAGTTGCAGGATGCGGCCCAGAACGCGGCCAACATCACGCAGCCGATCACGACCGGCCTGGAGGACATCATCGTCGGCGCCAAGGGCGCGGGCGATGCGGTTAAGGCGCTGGGCGAAGACCTCAAGCGGATCGCCGCGCGCCAGCTCATCACCAAGCCGTTCGAAACGGCGGTGTCCGGCGCGCTGACCCGGCTGATGTCCGGTGGGGTGTCGATCGCCAACGACAACCGTCCGACGCCGGCCAACGATCCGGGCGGGCTGGATCGCCTCATCACCACGGTCAAGGGCGGGCTGGGCTCCAGCTCGTCGAACCCGATGTGGGTGACGATGGCGAGCGGCAGCGCGGCGTTCGACATCGGTGCGATGGCGTCCGCCAGCCCCATGCCGGTGGCGATCAAGGACGCCGGCGGGCTGGAGGGCATCATCCAGGGCGCCGCGACGAAGTACGGCGTCGATCCGGCCATCATCAAGGGCATCATCGAACGGGAATCGTCCTGGCGCGCCGACGCGGTGAACAAGACCTCGGGCGCGGCCGGGCTCATGCAGCTCATGCCCGCCAACGTCCGGGCCTATGGCGTCTCCAACGCCTTCGACCCGGCGCAGAACATCGAGACCGGCACCCGCATCCTGAAGGAGCATCTGGTCCGGGCCGGCGGCGACATCGACAAGGCGCTCTCCACCTACAGCGGCCACATCACCAAGGACGGCAGCGCCTATGTCTCGGCGGTCAAGGCGTCGGCCGAGGGCTACCGGCAGGCCGGGGCCGGGCTGCGGCTGGTGGTCGACAACACCCAGGGCGTCACCGCCGCGCAGGAGAGCCAGCTCCAGGCGATGCTCGACGCGGTGCCGGTGCAGCGGGCGGCGACCAGCGGCGCGCAGAACCTGACGGCGGCGCAGGACTCCCTCATCGCCTCTGTGCTCGGCACCAGCAAGGCCAACGACGCGGCCCTCCAGGTCGTGGACCTCCAGACCCGGTCGATCAGCGCGCTCGGCGCCAACGCCATCAGCGTGGCCGAGGGCCTGGGCGATGCGGCTGACGGTGCGTCGTCGCTGGCCGACGCGTCGGAATCGTCGTCGAACATCCTGCTGCGGGGCGCGCAGGCCGTCTACAGCGGCTTTACCGGCGTCCTGGGCAGCCTCTGGAACTCGGTCTCCGGGCTGTTCGGCGGCGTCAGCGCGGGCGGGGGCGGGGCAGTCGGCGCGGCCAGCACCACGCAGGCATCCCTGTTGGGGGGTGGCTTCGGTAACGTCAGTTCAGCGCTGTCGCTGGCGAACTCAGGGTACTCGATCTACACGGGCGCCAACACGCTCGGTACCACCGTCGCCAATTTCGCCACCTCGACCACCGGCCAGAGCCTCGGCTTGGCAACCAGCGCTGTCGGTCCGACAGGGCCCGTGATCCCGCAACTGACCGGCGCGGGTGAGGCGCTGACCGGCGTTGCCGGCACCATCGGGTCGGCGCTGCCCTATGGGGCGGTTGGCGGATTCTTGGGTGGGTTGGCGGGCACAGCCATGAATTCCAAGGCCGGCGGCGCGGCTGTCGGCGCCGTGACGGGAGCCGGTTCAGCGGCCTTGGGCTCTTACCTTATGACCGGCTCCATGATGGGGCCGTGGGGGCTGGCGGCGGCTGCGATCATCGGCGGCGTCATGGCCGCGCTCGGCACGACCAAGGCCAGCGTCGGCCCCAACGCACAGGGCCACATCCTCTATGAGGATGGCCGGTACGTCCAAGGACCGAGCGCGGCGGACAATGGCGGGGACGACGGCAACGTCAAGACCGTCACGGCCAGCCTCGCCACCGGTTTCAATGCCCTGGCCGACGCCTATGGGCTGACGCTGAAGGCCCGGAACTATGGGTATTGGGAGGGTGGCACCGACAAGGCCACCGGGATCGGCGTCCACAACGACCCTGAGGAGCTGATCCGTCAGATCCTGCGCGACGCCACCGCCACCGATCCGACCAGCAATGTCGCCAAGGCGCTCGCCAACGAGACGGTCCGGAACTCCGGGGACCTGGAGGAAATCCAGAAGTACCTGGATGTCGCCAAGAAGATCGACAGCGCGACGGAAGCCTTTACCGAGCTGAACAAGTCGCTCACCCAGGTCCAGGCGAACGCCAAGGCGGCAGCGGCCGAAAACTGGAAGGCCATCGACGAGGAGATCAAGACGGCCGACAAGATCGGCTTGGGAAGCGAATACCGGAAGAGCCTGGAGAACTCGATCCGCTCCAGCTTCGAGGGGGCGGTGCAGGCCGCGACGCCATGGGAAACCGCTATGGCGACCTTGCGGGGTGAGACGGAAGCCTGGATCGAGGCCGTCACCCGGTGGAATGTCGGCGTCTCGGAAGCCGAGATCCGTGCGGACGCGGCGGCCAAGGCGGCGAAGCTCCAGGCTCAAGCGGTGGCCGAGTATACGGCCAGCCTGTACGACGCGCAGGGCCGGGATTACCTGACCAGCCTGTCGGGGATCGAAGACGCCCGCGACACGACGCGGCGGAACCTCACGGCGGTCGGTGTGGATGATGCCGCCGGCCGGGCCAACACGCTGGTGACGTCGCAGTTCACCTCGGTCCTGTCCGGCCTCGACCTTGCCCAGCTCACCGACGTCACTCGCACGCTGGGCGGCGAGGTGGGCGCGCTCGCCGAGACGATGCGTGTTGCCGCGCAGGCAGTCGTGACCGAGGATCTGACCGTCCGCGCCTTGCGGGCGCAGGGCAAGGCCGCCGATGCGGACGCCATGGAACTGCGCCTCAAGCAGGAGCGGGAGTATCGGCAGGCTGAGAAGGACGGCTACGACGCGGCGTCTCTCGCTGGCCTGCGGTGGTTGCAGGGCTTGGAGGCGCAGACGGCGGCGACGGAGCGCGCCGCGCAGGCTGCGGCCTACAACGCCGACGTGACCAGCCGCATGTATGCGGCGGTTGGCGCCAACCGCATCTCTGGCCTGCTGTCTCTCGACCAGCAACAGGCGGTCGAGTTGGCGCAGGCGCGGGATGCCGGCTACGACACGACCCGCCTGCAAGAGGTGCAGGCGGCCGAGCGGGGCCAGAAGGCGTTTGATCTCGCCAAGGCCGATGTCCTGGAATGGTACGACCGTGAGATCGCGGCCAAGCAGGAGCTTGTGACCTCGCTCCAGGACGGCGCGCTCAAGGTGTCGCAGGCGGCCAAGCAGTTCAAGGCCGCGGGCGACAGCATCCGGCTCTCCGAGGATGCGCCGATCAGCCCGCAGGAGCGGCTGGCCGAGGCAAAGCGGCAGTGGGACGCCGCTCTCGGCACCATCAACTCGTCCACGGCCAGCGACGGCGAAAAGGATACCGCCCGGTCGGCGCTCGCCTCGCTCGGGCAGACGCTGGTGTCGATCGAGAAGACCAACAGCGCCGGCACCGCGCGCGCCCTCTTCGACGAGGTGTTGGGGGTGCTGGACCGGCTGGGCGACCCGGCGACCTACGGTGCCGGGACCGCCACCGCCGAGGCGGATCTGAAGGTGGCGCAGGACCAGCTCAAGGAGATGCAGAGGGCGCGCACCGAGGCCGCCAATCTCGGCCAGCGGCAGCTCGGCAGTCTGGACAGTATCGTCAGCATCATGAACCAGAGCTACAGCCTCTGGCAGGCGTCGCTCGTCCCGGCCAACCAGAACACCGGCACCCCGACGTCGGCCACCCTGGACCAGATGCTCAAGGGGCTGACCAAGGACACGCTGGGCGGCATCATCGAGTGGGCGAAGGCGCAGGGGCCGGAAACCTATCAGAAAGCGCTGGTCGCGGCCGACACCCGGCTCGGGTGGGAAAACAACTCCTACCGCTACGCCGCGCCGGCGGATGTCGCCACGATGGATGGGACCGGCTTCGGCATCAACGACGCGTTGGGGTTCCTCAAGCAGTTCGGCTACACGGGCCAATTCGACAGCAACGCGAACGCCTTCATCCAATCGCATGGGTTGGCGGACGCCTACACGTCGTTCCTGCGCGATTTCAAGGCGCGGAACTCCTTGGAGGGGAAGCGCGCCCGCCTCGAAGCGTTCAGCGCCGCGCAGATCGAGGCGGCGTTCGGCGGCATGCCGGACATCCAGGCCGCTCGGCTGGCGGACCCGGCGTTCGATCTGGCGCAATGGTTCCGCCAGACCGGCATCAACGAGGTGCTGGCCGGGCAGCGCCAGATCCCCGGCTTCGCAACCGGCACCCTCTCCACCCCGCCGGGCGCCGTCTGGGTGGGTGAGCGCGGTCCCGAGCTGATGTGGCAGGCCGGCGGCGCGGCGGTCGCGTCGTCGGCCGACAGCCTGCGGATCGCCGGGATCTACGCGTCGGCGGTCAACGACCGCTGGTCGGCAACCAACGTCAGCGACTTCCGGCCGGCGGCTCCGGCCCGGCCGGAACGAGGCAATGGCCGGGACGCCGCCATCCTGGCCGAACTGCGCCGGCTCAACGACCAGATCGCCGAACTCCGGAAGGGCGTCCACGCCGAAGAGGGCTCCGCGCAGAACCAGCGCGGCGTCCTGCTGACCAAGCTGATCAAGACGGTGGAAGCCTTGCAGGCCGAACTGGCCGAGCAGAAGCCGCGTCTCACCGCATAGGGGACACCCGCATGAATGTGCATCTCTATGACCTCGTGGCTTATCACAAGGCCACGGGCCACAAGCACCTATGGCCTCTTTGCGCCGGGTCGCGCGCCTTCCAGTCCCGTAGCGACGATGATCCGTCCTGTGTGACCTGGCTGCCGGTTGTCAGCCAGTGGGCTTCCGTCGCCGTCCGGGCGGCGGCGGACGGCGCCAAGGCCGAGATCGACGCCATGGGGCTCATCAACGTGCGGAAGGACGCCGAGGACGACATCCCGCGCCATGCCTCGGTCTACGACCTGACGGCAGGGGTGTGGTTGCGGGTGCCGCTGGGGGTGCGGCCGCTCAACATCCTGCTGACCGACTACATCGTCCTATCCGTGACCGAGCGCGTCGTCGACGAGGCGGCGCCCCTCTCCAGCGCAGTCACCGTCTGGCGGGCCAAGGCCGGGAGGGCGGCACCGGATGTGACCTCGCTGCGCCTGCCGATCTACGACCGGCAACTCGACTTCGACACGCCGATCCAGAAGGACGCGGAGAAGTATCTCGGCACCGGAACCGGCGGTTTCGACGGGCCGACCAGCTTGCGGAACGTCCTCAAGGAGCGCTGCTTCGGCCACGTCTTCATGGCGGCCCCGACCTACCTCGGCATCATCGGCGGGATGCACCGCTGGTCGATCAACGGCGGCAACCCCATCGAGGACGTACCGCGCGGTTGGTCGGGCGGCGTCGCCGTCATCAAGGTCAACGGCACCCCGGCCTCCTACCAGTTCGCCGTCGACCTCGCGACCGGCATCATCACCACCGCCGTCCACTACGAGGATTTCCGGGTCGAGTGCAAAGGCGACAAGACCGGCGGCGTCTGGCGCCGCTACATCGGCGAACTGATCGCCTTCCTGGCCGTCCAGCACGGTGGGATCGTCACCAGTGCCGACGCCACCGGCATGGACGCGGTGCCGCGCACGGTGGGCCTGTACTTGCCGGCCGGCTCCGGCATGACGCACCGCGATGCCTACGGCAAGCTCGTGGGCTCCGTCCCGCGCGGCCGGTGGTGGATCGACCTGGATGACGACAAGCTGATCGTCACCCGGCTGCCGCGCGCGACGGCGGTCACGCCGATCCGCAGCTACAGCAAGGC